ATATTCACTAAAGCCATCTCTTGTGTAAAGTTTTACTTCTTGAAACTGTAAAGTCAAAGCTATAGATACTGGCGCACCGGTATCCTCAAAAAATATAGGTAAGTTTTCACCATTATAAGTTACCTGCATATTTTTCAATACACTAGTTCCTATCTCATATAAATTACTTTTTATCTTCTCTGAAAATGATAACTCAAACTCATCTGGATAATCAAAAGCTAAACCTACAGTTGTACCAGAACCTCCTATAGCGTTTGATGGTAGCATATGAAATCTAAAAGCTTCTATGATATTTTTTAAAGTATCACTTTCTGACTGGTTTCTAGCTACAAACTTATATTGAAATCCATGCTCTCTAAAACCTATACCTCTGAATATTACTGCTAAGTGTGGATTGATTGCAATACCTTCTTGTAATAATTGTCCAGTTACAACAGAGCCAATTCCACCTGCACCTATAAGAAATCCAGCTAAAGCTCCTCCAGTTCTAGCACCAACAACTGTTGCACCACCAACTAAAGCCGCAGTACCAACTTCAGTCAAACTTTGATCATCTAAACCTAAATTATTAAACTTGTTAACAACTCTATTTGTTATATCTGATATACTTCTTCTACCTATACTGTTTGCTGTAACTCTACCAGCAGAAGCTCCACCTATAATACCTAAACCTTTATTTTCATAATCTGCTTGATATGCAACTTGTAAATTACCTGGTATGGGCAAGACAATAGATTTTAGTATTTTCTTTTTACCTTTAGGTTCATTGATTGTTTGTTTACTTCTTTTCACTGCATCAATTTTTATAAAATGCTCATCGTCAATGTCACTTGGAAAAGTTAACCCAGCGGTATTCATGCTTCTTGGTAATAAACTTGCGATATGTCCTTTAGGCATTCTATTTGTAACTTTCTTCATGAACATCTCTCTTGCAGATATTCTTACATTACTACCATCAAACTGTATACCTGTTTTTGCTAACTTACCTTTTACATCGGTAATAGCTTTGAAATCAGTATTTAAGTTGATGTTTCCGTTACCTATTGTTATAGCCATTATACATATCCCTATGAGTTATAAAGGTAAGTTTCAACCAAAGTTTCCGAAGAAGTACAAAGGTGATCCTACAAACATTATTTATCGTTCTTTGTGGGAAAGAAACTGTATGGTTTACTTTGATCAAAATCCCAACGTACTTAAATGGGCTTCTGAAGAATTGATTATACCTTATAAGTCTGCACTTGACGGACGTTGGCATAGATACTATCCGGACTTTGTTATTCAAGTAAATAATAAACATAATCAAAAAGAAACAATTGTCGTTGAGGTAAAGCCTTACAAAGAAACCAAAGAACCTATTCCACAAAAGAACTTAACTAAGAAGTATTTATACGAGGTAAAGACATGGAGTATAAATAAGAGTAAATGGAACTATGCAATAGAGTATTGTAGAGACAGAAACTGGAAATTTATGATACTCACAGAAAAAGAATTATTCAAGAATGGCCACAGTTTTTGACGATATACTACTTAGAGGTGTTCGCAAAGGTGAACTTCCTGGTAGAACTCAAAGAGCAAGAGATTGGTTTAGACAGCAAGCTAAAACAACAGGTGCTACTAAACTTAAAAAAGCTGATTTAACTGACTTCAATAAAAACGTGGGACTTAAAGATTACGATAGATTTAGAAATAGAACTACTCTGGGCAAAATGTATTTTTTTAATTATGATCCAAAGAACAAGGCTACATTACCATACTTTGATAGATTTCCTTTGATATTTAAAGTACAAAACTCGCCAGGTGGATTTGAAGGATTAAATTTACATTATCTACCACATAGACTTAGAGCTAAACTGATGGACGCTTTATATGAAACTGCATCAAATAAAAGATATGATGAATCAACAAGATTAGGTTTATCTTACGGACTACTGCGTTCTGCATCTAAATATAAAGAGTTTAAACCAACATATAAAAAATACTTGAGCAAAAATGTTCGTTCAAGATTTATTGAGATTAACGCTTCAGAATGGGATATAGCATTATTTTTACCTGTTGAGAGATTTGAAAAAGCAAGTAAAAGTAAAGTATGGGGAGATAGTAGACGTGCCATTTAACGTGCAAAACTTTACTGCATCATTAAGCAAAACTGGTGTAGCACACGCATCACATTTTGAAGTGCAAGTAACTGGGCCACCAAGTTCAGGTATAGAAGAAAATATGATGTTTCGTGCAAGAACTGTTGACATTCCTGGTAGAGGTATAGCAACAACAGAATATAGAATATATGGCCCACTTAGAAAAATACCATATGGAGCTGTATACACTGATGTTGGTGTTACATTCTTGCTAAGTGAAGATTTACAAGAGAAGAAATATTTTGAAGAGTGGCATGATAAAATAATAAACACTGGTGCTTTTGGTTCTAGTAGAGCATCACATAATGTAAATTATTATAGCGACTATATAGGTAGTGTTACAATTAGACAATTTGGTGGTGAAGGCGAATTGATGTCTGTTCACACATTACAAGAAGCGTATCCTATAACGATAGCACCACTACAAATGGATTGGAGTTCAGGTGAACTTATGCAACTAGGTGTATCATTTGCTTATAGAGATTATAAAGTAGTATTTAATAATGCAAGTCAACCGGGACTAGGGACATCATTCGGTTTCTCATTTGGTAAAGATGGACTTGGATTATCAGCAAGCATACCTGGACTGGGTAACATATCAGCAACATCAGGATTAGGAATAGTAGGTTCACTACAAACACCATTTGGATTGATAAGAAAATTATAATTGAGGAGTTATTATGGCTTTACCAGCACTCTCGTCTCCAGAGTTTATGACGGAGATACCATCAACAAAACAAAAGATTAAATTTAGGCCCTTTCTTGTAAAAGAAGAAAAGATTTTATATATGGCATTAGAAGGACAAGATCCAATCGAAATAACAAATGCCATACAGAATACATTAGAAAGCTGTATCTTAACTGAGGGTATAGATGTCGCAAAATTAGCTACTTTTGATATTGAGCATTTATTCTTACAACTGAGAGGTAAATCTGTAGGTGAAGAGGTAGAGATAGTATTGAGACATAAAGAAGGTGATTGTAAAGAGTCTGTAAATCTATCTATTAACTTAGATGAAATTAAAGTTAAGGGTGATATCACAGATGGTAAGATAATGATTAATGATAAAATTGGTGTCAAAATGAGATATCCATCTTTTAGCGACACTTCGAAAATAACAGACGTAGATAGTGCTGAGGGCGTTTTTGGAGCCCTGGCAGTGCTTATAGAATATATCTATGACAAAGAGACTGTATATAATGATTTTGACAGAAGTGAGATGGTTGATTGGTTAGGAAATTTAAATCAAGAGCAATTTAAAAAGCTTACTGATTATATTCAAAATGTACCTAAACTAAGTCATGAAGTTGAGTGGACATGTAATGTGTGTAAAAAGAAAGAAACTATACTGCTGGAGGGCTTACAAAGTTTTTTTACCTAGGGTTGATACACGATTCGCTAAGTAATTACTATCAACTCAATTTTGCACTTATGCACCATCATAAATACTCTTTGACTGAATTAGAGAATATGATTCCTTTTGAACGTGATATCTATATTGCATTGCTAAAACAACATTTAGAGGAAGAAGAAGAAAGAAGGAAAAATAGAAAATGACAGCAAAGAAGTTAGAAAAAGATTCAAAATACAATAAGATGGACGCTAATCAAGATGGTGTTGTATCAGACGCTGAGATTGATAATTGGCAACAGACAGAAGAAGTGAAAAGATTGAACAGAAAACAAATGCATCAAAGAAATATGGCCTGGGTTGCACTAGGTTCTATGTTGCTGTTCACATTAATTATGTTCACTCCTCTCATACCAGACTCTAGAATACAATTACTCACAGACGTATCAAATCTCTTTTACTTAGCACAAGCAGGTATCGTAGGCGCTTTCATGGGATTTGCCGCCTTTGATAAATCAGGAATGAAGAAATAATGTTAAGTAAGAAATGTAAAGCACATTTAAAAGAAGTAGATGAAACAGCTTTACAGCATATGTTTTATGCTTTGAAAGTTGCTTTGACTTTACAACTTCTAGTACCAGCTCTAATCATTCATAGTGTTGCACCAAGATTCTTTACTAAGACAGCAAGTAATGCTATGAGAAAAATATTGGAGAATAGATAATGTTACCTCCAGTAAACCAAACAAGAGCCGCAACTGCAAGTAATGAAGCATCATCTAGTAGTGGTTTATTAAATCTTAACATTGCTCAAGGACAGATTGCACTTAATACTCTAGAGTCAAACAATCTATTAAATGCTGTTGGTAAAACTTTAGAAGAAATATTACAAGTGTTTACCGATGCTGAAAGACAACGACAAGCAGATGCGTTTAAGCAACTTGAAGATAGAAGAGAAGAACAAAGAGCAAGTAGATTTGAAGAAACTAAGGCTAAGAAAGTTGATGATCCAGAAGAAATGGGTTTTACAGATTACTTAGGTATTGGTGCTATGATTGCAGGTGTGTCTGCTATAGCTGGAGCTTTTGTAGGACTCAGAGGTTGGGAAGTTGCTTTAGTAAAACAATTAAACAATGTATTTAAAGTTAGTGAAACAATAAGAATAGGTTCAGTAAAACTTAGAAACGCTTTGTTGAGAAGTATAGGATTTACACCTGTAGGAGAAATGACTAGAGATGTTAAGGGTAGATTTGTTGCTATAAATCAAAAACCAATCTCAACACAGATATTTGATGCTTTAGGAAAACTTAGAGATGCTATATTAGCACCATTTAGAGCATTAGCATCTCCTGGTGGATTAAATTTAAAAGCTATTCCTGGTGTTGGTTTACTTATAACAATTAAAGATACGTTGACA